AAAGGACCAGTAGTATAGTCATAAATAGAATTCAGATTAAACGCTGGATTTAAACAACAAGCCGTTCCTCCATAATATTCAAAATTACTAAAATTAAAAGCGACAGTACTGAATTGCATCATTATTTCAGAGGCATACAACATGGCGTTGGAGTATACTGGCTGATTATTTCCAGCACCATTATTGAAACACGTTTCATAGAGAGGAGGGTCAGTAAAAGAATAAGAGGATGATGTATTGACATTAGAGTTGGCCGTTACACTAATGGATACAAGATTGTTAGTGGTGGAATTGGAAATTGTATTTAGAACGATACCAAGAGTGATGTCATAAACGGACGACATGTTTTTTAGTTTGTCCAATCTATCAATTAAAAATAAAAAAAAAATGTATTTAAAAAAAAAAATGAAAATATCAAATGAATCGAATCGTAGCATTCGATATTGGTATTCATAATTTAGCATGGAGTTATGTACAGATGTCGTTTCCAAAAGAGAAATCAGACTCGAGGGTGGAGGAAAACATCCGTGATCAACTGAATGTGAAAAGAATGGATTTGTGGGATTGTTTTCCGAGTCCTGATATGTCATCCATCGACATATACCTGAGACTGTATGAATATTTATCTCAATTTCATTCGATCTGGAAAGTCACTGATACATTATTAATTGAAAAACAACTCGTTACTAAACGACATCTCAATATCCAAGCGTTCAAAATATCCCAACACATTATGAGTTATTTTTTAATTCATTATTCCCATCAAATGAACATCATGGAATATCCTGCGGCTTTTAAATCCAAATTGCTGTTCCAAGAAAGCTTTACGACGGGATACCAACGAAAACGATGGGCTGTTGAAAAAACAAAGTGGTTTTTAGAAAAGGATCCTGTGGCCTATGAATGGTGGCAATGTTATCCGAAATTAGATGATATTTCAGATACGATTCTCATGTGTATTGTCTATTATTATACCCATTTTATGAAAATTCATTTAAAGGATCGACCTAAAAAGAAAGCAAAACATGAATCTATCGATACGTGAATTGGATGTGGATATCATTGCTCCGAATTCGGAGAGTATGCATAAAACGGATCAAGGAGGTTCAAAAATCGTGGTGATTGGAAAACCGGGAACTGGAAAATGTTTAGGGAAAAATGTGTCCGTATTATTGTATGATGGTCGTATCAAATATTCACAAGACATTGAAAAGGGAGATGAATTGAGAGGGGATGATGATCATCCCCGTGTTGTGTTATCCACCACAAAAGGAACGGATCAGTTGTATCGAGTCTCACAAGGAACTCACGGCATGTCGTATGTGGTGAACGGCGATCATATCTTATGTATGCGACCCATTCATATGTCGGAATTTGAGAAAGAAATCGTGGTCGAGATATCCATCTTGTCCTTAATATCCTCTCGATATAAAAAAAGAATATTAGAATATTATGGAGGATACAAACAAACAGATCCATATCATCCTTATCCGATTGAAATTGAAAAGATCGAGAGAGGCGATTATTATGGATTTTGCATTACAGGAAATGGACGGTTTTGTTTGGGAGACTCGACCGTAACTCATAATACAACCTTAATCACGTCTTTATTATATCATAAACGAGATATTTTTCCGGTAGCGTTTATTATGTCAGGGACTGAGGATAGTAATGGACATTATAAACGAATCGTTCCATCCACCTTTGTCTATAATAAATTAGATGAACGAAAACTGGAGGACTTTATTATACGACAGAAAATCGCCAAAAAACATCTCGCCAATCCATGGGCGGTTTTGTTATTAGATGATTGCACTGATGATCCGAAATTATTTAATAAACCTCTATTTCAAGGATTATATAAAAATGGACGACACTGGAAAATGTGGTTTATCTTGTCTTTGCAATATTGTATGGACATCAAACCTGTGATACGCACGAATGTGGATGGCGTATTCATTTTACGTGAATCCAATTTACGAAATCGAAAATCCCTGTGGGAAAATTATGCAGGCATCATTCCGGATTTCAATCTTTTCTGTTCCATTCTGGATCAAATCACAGATGATTACACGGCGCTCTATATTCATAATTCCACAACGAGTAATCGATTAGAGGATTGTTTGTTTTGGTACAAAGCGAAACCCATCCCTTCCACGTTTAAATTAGGAAGTCGAGATTTCTGGAAATTTCATCGACATCGTTATAATGAACATTATCGAGATCCTTTCGTTTAATAAAAAACACATGAAAGGAATTCAAATGGTACAAAGTCATCATCCCTTTTATAAAGATTATCTGATTCACTCTATTTTTTATATCAAAATCATCATTATTCTTGGATTTATCGTGTGGATTCTATTGAGTTGTTTTTATCATACAATACCCAAGATCGTCCAACATTTCAATGATTGTTTATTTTATATGATTTTAGTATTAACAATGTTCTTGATCGTCATTCTCTTGGTGGGATTTCGAAACTATCTCCCTAGTCTGTGGAAAATGTACTGGAAAGCTCAACCTCATAAACCATCCATTTCTGAATATTATGTCAGTTTAGCACTTTGGTTACTTCTTTATTTTTTAATCATCTGTTTCGCATTGATCATTGGAAAAATGTTCAAGAAACCTGAATCCGTCTATATGATTAGTTAAGAAGGATGATTCAACAAATCATGGAAATAAGCGATATTCACGAGTTGTTGTTGAATAAAAAAAGATAACAGTTGGAGAAATAAAAAGGAGTCCCATTTGGTTTCCGAATAAGGCTTTTTTCGCAAGGGCGAAGTCTTCATCATCAAATCGAAAATATAAAAGTATCGAGTCGATTTAATGATTAAAGATCGGTCTTTTAATTCATAATGGAATTGTTTCGATGGAATTTTTAAAGGCGTCGGTTTTTTTTTTTGAAATGGCAATTCGAGTCCAATCAAGGAGTAGACATATTCTTCTTCAGAAGAACTGGAGGAAATAAAGGTTTGATCGTCTGAAAGAACACTGATTTTTCCATAGGTCTTGATGGTTTTGGCAAATAACCAATGAATTTCACTGGTCGTAATGACTATATCTTGATTCTCTCGAATATCTAATTGAAACGGAGCTTCTTTAAAATGGGGATCATTGGAATAACGGAGACTCCAAGATCCCAATAAAAAAATGTCCATGAACCCGAGCATTCTCATCTAAAAAAAAATGACATCATATGAAAGAGAGTCGAGTTTATTGGTTTTCCATAATACAAAACAGTCATGGGAATCGATCATAATATAATCAAAAAATATATAAAAGAGATCAATTTTTAATGGAAATCAATGAGATGAAAACACAATTACAGCGTGTGACAGACAAACAATTTTTACAATTCAAACTCCATCACTTGCATCATGAAAAAAGTATACAAGGAATCATTGGTTTTGGACATTTTCCCAATGAACCTTTGGTCGCATTCAAGGTCATGTCCATGTCTATGACTGACGTTGAATTTTATTTACATCAAAATCATACTTATCAGAAAGGAAAAGAAATTCGAGAACATTTGTCCATGTCCCCTTTATGGATGGAATTTTATATATTGCAAGAATGTCGTAACCTACTTCTAATGGACAAAACCATTCATGTGCCTCATTGTTTAGGATATAAATATGTTTGGGATGGTGGTATGTCTAGTGTACCTTTCTCACTAGATCATCCGTCTTTGATTTTATTTAGCGAAAAAGCGGACGGCAATTTGAAAGATTGGTGTTTAGAAAAGGATCATAGTGTAGAGGAATGGAACAGTGTATGGGGACAACTCGTGTTTGGTTTACTATGTCTTCAATATTATATGGGGGTAATCCATAATGATTTTCATTGGGGAAATATATTAGTGTATCCTCAAAAAACAAGCCCTAGATATTGGAAATATACTTATCATGCCCAAGATTATTATATCCCTCATTTTGGACAACGATTCGTTCCTTGGGATTTTGCCATGTCTTGTATATATCCAGATATCATAGGGAAAACGGATATGATATCGGATATTCTCTGTCAAGATATCTTTCAATTTTCCCATGTTCCCTTATGGATACAAAAAGAGCGATCCGATCGAATCATTCCGTCCATGATTCTTTCCTTGTGTCATGAGATCCGGACAACACGTCCATTATCCCATCAATCATTATTGGTCTTATTAAATCAATATTTCCAATGGGATCGACCAGATGATGATGATAGATGTCTATTATGTAAATCATTCCAGATAAATTAAATTTTCTTTCTCTTTATTAAAGAGCTACGCGCATCATGAATTGGACATTTTATCTTTTTTATTATATCGATTTATATATTCGAATGCCACATGAACAATTATCTTGTTTCAATCATTATGATCAATATGGTAAATATGAAAATCGAATGAGTGATATAGAGACCTTTCTCAAGACATTTAGTCTTTCCGACAAGACACTCCATGATGGAAAAGAAATATTGCAAGAATGGAGTGATCAATGGGTATTTGATCTTTCATTTTATCGTGACATGTATCCGGATCTACGCCATCTATCGATTCAAGAATTAGAAAACAATGGACATTTAGAAAATAAGTATGTGACTTATTTACATTATTTGTTCGTTCATATCTTAAAAATAAAAGATCATTTGACTCATGCGTGGTTATTGAACGAATTTTTTGATTTGGATTGGAGAGAAGTGCATCGTTTATGTGGAACTGAAATTCATCATCTATTAAAATCGTCGTTTCTTCAACATAAACAGGACTTGAACCAATTTCAAATACCAGTTCATTGGAAACATTACTGTCATGAAATGCAACTGTTATTAAATCAATCCATGTCGTTTCACTGGGAATCGTATCGGACAAAAAATGCCAATTCACTGTTTGAAAAAATATGTGGAAGTTGGTATTGGATAATGCGATATGTAGTCGAAAATCAAATACAATATGAAACCATGTTACCGACGATCTATATCATTTGTAATATTCATGGAGGAGGAACGTATAAATATATCAATGATATCAAATCCTGTTTTACCAAACAAAAACTCAATTATTATCAAATTCATAATCGCCAAGATTTAATCCATTTGAAAATGTCGGATCAAAAAATCTTGGATAAAAAAGAGGATATATTATGGATCAACCATATTTATAATACGAATATTCTTCCTGTCGATATCTTAGAATTACTAGAACGAAAAACATTTAAAAAAATATTGATCAATATCCATGATCAGGTATTATTTTTCTGGACGAAACATCTTGATCCAAAAACTATGTATCAATTAGAAAACATTTATAATCCCAAACATATACTCAAACTCTTTGAAGATACGAAACAGGTATTGGATCGAGCCCATCTTATTCTATGTCCCAGTCAATATTCCAAAAATTTGATTTTAAAATATTATCCTCATCCACAACGAATATTATTTATACCCCACCCAGATCAATGTGTGTATCATCGGACAGTTCGATATCGTCATTACCAACGAGACAATAAGTTGAATCTATGTATTCCTCATGGTTTGTATTATTTTAAAGGAGAACGTATCATTCAATCTATTCTTCCTTTATTAGAAACCCATTTTCGTCATCAAATTCATTTATTTGTTTATGGATATCTAAGTGAGTCCATGAAAGAATATTTCCGAACGAAATCCTTTACCTTGGATATTTCCATTCAAGGCATGTATGACCATGAGACTTTCTATGATTGGATCGAAAGAGATCAAATCCATGCGTTTTTAATGTTAAATGATTACGCGGAAACTTATTCTTATTGTTTCTCCACCTGTATCAATACTGGTTTACCTTGTCTCTATTCCAATATTGAAGGAGCCATTACGGAACGAATACATCAATTTAATATTGAAGGAATGTTTCCACTACCATTCGGTAATCCGTATGACGTACATTTAGAAAAGGATTATATTCAATGTTTCATGTCCTTTATTCAACATTATTCTGATCAGAAAGGTGATCCTCCTTTCTTTCATAAAAAGACGGCAATGTTTATACCATCTTTTTATAAATCATTGATGGATCAATTTCAAATGACCACGACAAACTTTAAGAGAAAATACAAAACTCAATTTTCATCCATCCAAATAAAATCCTGATTGGAATCGTTCTATCATTTTTCATGAAAAGACGAATCAGACACAAAAATAAATTAATATCAAAATAATACTGTGCATAAAAAAAAATCTCTCTCAAATATGCATAGAGATAAGTTAATTAAAGATGAAATTATTTACATTTTATGCTGTTTACAAAGCCACAACGAAACGAAGACAATTTAAATCAGATGGAACAGTAACTGATTCAGATGTAAACGGTGGTACATTCCAAATTTCGAATTATGATGATGACTCAGATAGTCTACTCGTAAAACTGATTGAAAATGATAAAGAGAAAGACAGCTTTTTAGCAACTCCTATTGCAAATTCATCTTTATTGTATTCTTTATATTCCTTTAATCAAACTCCACCTTTATATCGAGGAATCATGTCAGTCATACAATCAAGTAAAAATATCGTTCAAAAATTTCAAATTGTAAACACTTATCGAACAAGTAGTAGTGATGATACCTTAACTACGGATACTTCTAATGCATGGTAGAGTAGAATTGAATTTAAACCGTCCGACATTTAAAATGTTAATTTTTTTTTTACAAAAAAATTTTAACATTTTAAGATAAGAAAATATAATAGTACAGCGGAGACTTGAGATCGGTGATTCGCTCCCGTGAACTCAATTACGATGAGGCTGACACAATGCCTTGAATGGCATATCAGACACGTTTCATCGACGTGGAGTGTTGCTCGCTCGGAATACACCAACCTACATTGTAGGTTATTTAATAGTTGTATTCTTCAAACCATGATTTACACGATCCCAACGATCCATTAACATTTTAAATGTCGGACGGTGTAAACCAATAAACAAAAAAATCAAAGAACGAGTTTGATGG